AAGCGGGGCTGGCCCGCTCTGCGGTTCCTGTCGGATGCGTATCCGCCACTACCGCCGTTCACTGACGAGTACGAAGGAGTAAGGTTCGATGACGAAGCGTAACAGGCCTCTGTCCAACCGCATGGATGAGGGCATGCTGGCGGCCATCGCAACTGCCGGTCTGCGGATCGTTCTGCAGGCCAACATCAGCGCGACGGGCTCCGCCAACGTCTCCTACACAGTCCAGGACGCGGCCACTCGACGTGTGATGGTTGTTCACAACGCTGGTGCGGCGTTTGACATCCGTGTGGAGAGGAATGCTGCGGCCACGGCCACAGACTTCCCGATCATCCCGCAGTTCTACTTCGCCATAGACTGCGAGAAGGATGACACGATCCAGTTTTATAACGTGGGTACTACCACTACGGTATACATCCTGGAGCTGGAGTAGTGTTTCAGGATCGGGAGCGGCTGCTGCGGCTGGCTGAGGAGGAACTAGCCAGGCGCGAGCGTGATGATCCGCTTGCCTATGGCTATACCCCGCACGCGTTCCAGGTACTGGCGCATCAGGATAATCATGACATCTTGATCGTGCTGGGCGGGAACCGTTCGGGGAAGTCTCATTTTGCCATGGCCGAGGCTCTGGATGTCGTGCTGGAGCGACAGCGCTGGAAGAGGCACCGCTCCGTCAAGCACGGCCTGGGCCCCGTGGTGTGGTACATCATGCCCTCGATCCCCACGTTCAAGCGAGCCATCGAGCCCAAGTTCTGGGCCATGGTTCCTCGCAAGTACCTGCTGGACTGGAACAAGCAGGACAAGGTGGCCACTTTCAGGACGGAGCTGGGACACGTAGGCAAGCTGCACTTCCTGTCCGCTGAGATGCGACAGATCAGGCTGCAGGGTGCCTCCGTAGACCTGGTGGTCATGGACGAGACTCCCGATGAGGACGTATTCAAGGAGGCCAACATCCGTCTGGTCGACCGTAAGGGCCGCATGATCATGGTGTTCAGCCCTATCGACATCCGCTCTTACTGGGTGCGTGACAAGCTGATCATCCCCGCACAGATCGGGGAAAGGAAGGACATAGACATCAAGGGAATCCCTGTGGCGGATGAGGAAGGGAAGGTCATCGTTCCCCACCTGGACCAGGAGGACGTGGACCGTATGTTCCGTCAGTATCCTGATCCGGCCGACAGGGAGGCTCGTATCTACGGTCGCTTCACTTCCAGGCAGGGTCTGGTATTCAAGCAGTTCCGCCCGGAGGTCCACCTGCTGCCGCGCTTCAAGGTTCCTGAGATGTGGTCCAGGTTCTGGGTGGTGGACCCGCAGTACCATCGCTTTGCCGCCCTGCAGTTCGCCGTGGACGACAAGGGCACCTACTATGTTACGGACGAGTACTTTTCCCAGGACGAGACCCTGAGCGTTAGGGCCACCCGTATCTGGGCCATTACTGTAGAGATGAACAAGCCAGACAGGTCCCTGCCTGTCTATGTGGACTCGGCTAACCCGCAGGACATAGCCGAGTTGAACTATCACTTCCGGAAGGTCGGGGCCAAGCTGGGAGCTATCCCTCTGCCCATGCAGAAGCAGATCCACAAGATGCTGCTCCGCACGCAGAGTCTCATGGAGCCCGACGACGAGCGGGAGTATCCGCCAGAGGCTGGCCCAGCAACCAAGGGCATCTTCGGCGCTCCGCGCCTATTCATCTTCGAGGATCTGTTCTCAAGCTGGATGCTAGCGGATCGCCGGATGGCCTCCTCAAGGCTGCTGTGGGAGATGACCCACTTGGCCTGGGGAGCGCATGACAAGCCGGAGAAGAAGAGCGCGGACGGTGCGGACTGCGCAGACTGCTTCATCTATGGCACCAGCATCCTGTCCAAGGGCTTCATGGAGAAAGACCCGCTGGCGTGGACCAAGGGCTTGTCCGAGGCCGACCTGATCATTAGGATGGCAGAGAAGAGGATGGAGACACTGGAGAGGTTGAACTGGCCTGGCTTTGACAGGCTATAGGGGGAACGATGCCTACAGAGGTCATAGTAGCGATCATGCTGTTGTCCCTGGTGGCAGGAGCAGGTGCTGGCTGGATAGCCTGCACAGTAGCTCAGGTGCTGCCTATGCAGGAGAAGATCATGCAGATGCGGATCATGGGCTTTGATCCTGTGCGAAGGCCGCCCCCTCCTCCTGAGGAGGACAGCTTCCCAGAGGTCAACGAAACGTAGGAGTCGATAGATGACACGCCTAACTCCAAAGGCCACGCAGGACGATATCACGCGGTTCACAGAGGATGCGTGGCGTTCCCTGGACCCGCTCTACAACTTCTGGTCCCGCCGTTGGCGCAGGACCATCGAGTTCCTGCGGGACGAGCACTGGAATGTCCTGAAGGATATTAACATAGACGAGGTGCCGAAGTGGCGCAGGTTCCCGGTTATCAACTACACCCAGCGTATCTTCATGGATATTCTGGGCAAGATGTTGCAGTCCCAGGTACGCTATAGCGCCGTGCCCGCGTCAGGAGACTTCGCGGACATCTCCTCTGCCAATATGGCAGAGAGCCTTCTCCAGCACGCGTGGGAGATCATGGAGATGGACGAGAAGAAGTTCGAGCTGTTGGCCTGGCTCATCTCCACAGGCAATGCCTCCCTGCGTAGCTATTGGAACACAGACACCGGGATTATGATCCCTCTGGCCCTGCCCGATCCGCAGACTGGAAGGCTGCTCCCGATCAATCCGGAGACCATGCAGGTCGATCTCTCCATGCCGGAGCCCATCATGCTGGACAGGGGAGAACTGGGTGTCGACGTGCTGAATCCCCAGCTAGTACGCTACCCCCGCAACAAGAGCAACGGAGTTCTCGTGGGTATGCTCATGACCCAGGACGAGGTCTCCCAGCGCTACGGCGAGGAGTCTGTGGATAAGCTGAGCTTCAGCAAGATCAACCAGCAGTATCTGGTAGACCTGTCGTTCGCCAGCGAGCCCGGCATCGTGATCGGTGGGGACGAGGTCAAGCGCGCCCTCATCATCGAGCACTACCTGCCGCGCTCCAAGTGGTATCCCAAGGGGCTGTGGTGGACGCTGGCTGCCAACTCCAGTCACTTCCTGACCGAGCCTTCGGATCTGCCGGGTGGCGTCGTGCCTATCACGCAGTTCCGCTGGGTGCCTATACCTGGAACACGCCTGGGGGCCACACCCCTGTACGGCATTACGTTCTCCAACAAGATGTACGACGAGGTCTCCGGAAAGATCCAGGAATGGATGATCAAGGTCGTACCTAAGGTCATCCTCAAGGAGGGTGGCGGTCTGGAGATGGGCAGCTTTGACGATGAGCCATTCCAGGAGGTCGTGGCTAACGTGGGTGGCGAGCCTGACTTTGCCGTCCCACCTGAGGTTCCGGCCCATCTGTTCAAGATGCTGGAGAAGAACGTCAGTGATATGCGCTTCCAGGGCGGCTACGAGTTGAAGGACCAGCCTCAGCAGGCGCGTGGGCAGGTGCAGGGAACCAACCGCATGCCTGTGCAGGAGAGGCAGCGTGACGAGACCACTTTGCTGGAGATTGCCTCCAAACCGAGCTGGCAGCATTTTGGCCGCGTCACGCTCGCCTTCATCAAGGAGTACTATACTGAGGGCCGCGTGATTAGCGTGGTCGGACCCGACAAGCTGCACCAGTGGTTCTACTTCAGTCAGGAGGACCTGGCCAGGCTACCAGAGAGTATCCATGTAGATGAGATACCTCTGTACGCCCACAACCGCCAGAACCTCAGGGACACGGTGATCGGCATGATGAACAGCCCTGCGGCCCAGGTTATCTTCTCCGAGATCACGGAGGACGGCCAGTTCGTCATTGACAAGGACCGTATCGAGACCGCTATGCAGGCCACGGGCATCGATGTTGGCATCAGCGATCTGGACCCGGACGTTGCAGAGGCTAGGAATGAGCTGGCCATGCTCATGATCGGTCAGCCCTCTCCCGTCGAGCAGTATCAGAACCACGCTGTTCACATAGCGGAACACAAGAGGGCTCTCAAGAGTATGAAGGTTAAGTCTGCGCCTCCCGAGCTGAAGCAGACCCTGATTCAGCACATGGGTGAGCATGAGCAGATCCTGGCTGACGCCGCACAGGCTCAGGAGCAGGCTGTCATTGCCCGCGAGAAGCAGATGCGCGACATTCGCGAGACTGCGGAGATGCAGGCTAACGTCAAGGAGATGATCGCTGAGGCGATTGTGGAGGCCGTTGGCGAGGGTATGAAGCAGGCCATGGCCGATATCATGTCCATCAAGGAGGAGCGGGGATCCAATGAGTAAGTTCACTTACGAAGAGGACATGGAGCTACTGGAGAGGTACGGGCATGGAGAGTCGCAGGCAGACATAGCCAAGAAGATGAAGAGGCCCCGCACGTCCGTCAGGGACCGGGGCTATTTCTATGGGCTGGACTGGAGCGAAGAGAGCCAGCAGAAGCGCTGGCAAGTAGCCGTCCAGCTCAGGGCTGACATCACCCAGGCGCAGCAGACTACGCCCACTCTCCAGCCCATCAACATCACTGTAGAACCACGCAAGACCAGGGCGCTGATCGATAACCTGCCCTGGGTCGATCTGATCTATGGCGATCTCCACATCCCATTTCATGACCCGGCAGCCCTGGATGTGCTTTACAAGCTACTAGAGCTTATTAAAGTAGACAGGGTTGTCGACATCGGGGACGTGGTGGACAACTGGCAGATCAGCAATTTCCTACCGCCCGACGAGCAGAAGCTTACGGCGGTCCAGAAGGACTTTTCTCAGCAGTTTCAGCTAGCGGCCGAGCACTTGGGCCAGGTTCGCTCCCTCGCTCCGGAGGCCGAACTTCTCCTGTTGGAGGGCAACCACGAGGAGCGCTGGGACAGGATGCTGCGTCAGGCTCAGACGGACCATCGCTGGCGTCATATCCTCAATCTGCCCAAGATCCAGGAGGCTATGAAGATGCACTCACTGCTGGGTATCGAGGGCTCTGGGTGGAAGTATTACGACTACAAGAACAACGAAGTCATGCTCAATCGGCATGTGCTAGCCACGCACGGGGATCGCTGCACCAAGTGGGTCACCCGCCAAATGCTGGAGCGGTATGGCAAGAGCGTGATCTTCGGCCACACCCACAGGGTTCAGAACTGGGTCAAGCGCGACCTCAAGGCCACAGAGGCGGCCTGGAGCATCGGCTGCCTGTGCGATGTGAACCCTCACTATGGCGACTCGCTGGCTGTGGACTGGGCTCAGGGACTGGTGCTGCTCGTTGCGGATGGCCCTCCTGAGGAAGTGAACCACTTCAACGTGATCCAGCTCCGCATCCATTGGGGCAACTGCACGACACCCTGGGGAACTATCAAGGCGTAGGGGGAGTTATGAGGATGACCAATCCTTACTGCGAGGGCAGCCCGGAATGGAGGGCATTCGAGGCCGGGCGCCGTGAGGGCAGACAGGAAGCCCTCATGAAGCTGGCAGACGTACACGCAGGCACGTTCTATCGCTACAAAGAGCTGTGCGCTGCGGCTGGCGTGGATCAATATGGCTACTTCAAGGGGGAGAAAGAGTTGCTTGACATAGGCTCTCCTGAGAGCTAGGCTATCAGCGTGTACACGAACCATTTCATAGGAGTTAGTCATGGCTAAGATCAAGCGTTACAGCGGTGGGGTGAAGAACAACCTGGGCAGCTCCCAGACCAAGGTTGCCAAGGTCGCCCCCAACCAGCCGGGCGGAGGGCAGAACCCTACCGTAGCGGCAGGAAGTCTGCAGGGGATCATCTCCGGCAGGTCTAACCGGCCACCCAGCACGAGCGGGCCGTCCCGTTCCAAGCCTGGAGCGGCCAAGGAGGTCAATAGTGCGGGTCCCAGCGTGAACCCGCCAACAAGCCCTAACATGCCGCCCAAGGCCAAGTAGGGTAACAAGGAGGAGCAACCATTATGAACGATCCAACGGTAGCTTCCCGTATGGAGGCGCTGCCTGAGGTCAAGGGCACGCATGATACGGGAGAGGCTGCGCGTAGCGCGGCCCAGAGCCTGGTTAAGGGCATGCGGGGCGTCGAGCCCGCTGCCGAGCCAGAGCCTACACAGGGGCTTCCTTACGAGCGTACAGTACCCGAGCCCGAGCCTGTAGAGGCTGGGGGAGAGCCTGCTGTCGAGCCTGCCGTAGAGCCTGCGGTAGAGGATGATGGCTGGTCTGAGTTCCAGGCAGACAATACACTGCTGGACACTCTGGCCGAGATGGGTGTGGAGCTGGGCGTAGATCCGGAGACCATTCCTGCGGAACTGATGCCTCAGTTCAACGCTCTTGCCAGGGCCGCTGTGATGATGGCCGACCAGGTTATTGAGAAGGATGTGGAGGCCGAGTCCCTCCGACTTCAGCAGCAGGAACTCTCGAAGCAGATCTCGGAGGATCCCACTAAGTTCTTGCTGGCCATGATGTTGACGTACCCAGATCAGTTCAAGAGCGTCATCGAGGTGGCCCAGCAGGCAGAAGTAGATGATGCTGTGAAGGAGCGCGTCTATAAGGAGCTGGAGGCCGAGGCCAAGCTCCGAGAGGCAAACCGCAAGGAACAGCTCTATACACACCGGGAGAAGCTACAGCGAGCGCGCCAGCTCACATACCTGACTCGTCAGGCAGCCAAGCGTTACGGTGTAGATGCGAGTCTGGCTGAGCAGACTGTGGCCACTCATATCAAGGCGCAGGGCGGAAACCTGTCTCTAGAGGCCGTGGACCAGATCGTTCGCGGCATTCGCGGCGGGCAGGGCAGCCGTCGTGCCGCCTTCCAGCCCCATGTAAAGCCGGGCCAGGCCAAGTCTCAGCAGACGGCTCCCGGCCCTACACCCGGTCAGGATGCCCCACCAGGAACGGCGCCAGCCACCCCAAGGCGGGGGCTGCAGTCGCCCATCCGCAAGATCATTGGCGATTCCTTCCGGAAGGCCGTGACCGGAGGCTAGTACTCCCACTGCTCTTTCGAGGGTAGTGCGCAGGGGGCCTACGGGCCCCCTTGCTACTTGACAAGGCCCATTGCCGTACTGCACATTGGCTATGCACGCCAATGTGGCAGACGCGCAACTGCTAGCATGGCATTGGAAACAGCAGTACCGGAACCACCAGACAACCAACTTCGACTCATAAGCTGAAGGAGAAATACCAATGGCTGTTGTACAGGCTGACCTCACCCGCCTGGATGCCGTCCTGAAGGACAGGCCTCTGGTTGATGCGGTGCAGGAGGCACTGAACAAGGCCACGCCTTTCGCTGAGCAGATCACGCAGGAGCTAACACTCTCCGGCCGTAAGGGCATTTTCCCTGCCCAGTTCGGCGTGAACGAGGGTGTGTACATGCGTGGTGATGGTGGTAGCTTCGGTGATGCCAAGGCTAACCAGCCACAGCTGGCGGAGGTAACGGCCAAGTTCATGTATGCCCTGTTCGAGATCACGGGCCCAATCATGTCCGCGTCTCGTGACAACCCTGGTGCCTTCGAGGACGGACTCGCTCTGTCCATCGAGAACACCATCGACGGACTCAAGCTGGACGCTGCCCGTCAGTACATCGGCTTCGGTAAGGGCCTCATCGGCGTTGTTGACTCGCGTACGAACGCAACCACTCTGGTGCTGCGTGACCTACACGGTGTTGGCTACACGCTGGCTGCTGCCGCTCAGACCGATACCGATTACATGGGCGATGTCCCTGTTAAGAACATTCTGCGTGTGGACATGGCGTTCGACTGCATCGACGAGAACGACGGTAGCACCGTCAACATCTCGAACGGTACAGTGACGTCCATTACTCACACCGACACCCTGACAACCATCGTCCACGACGGTACCGAGTCCGCTACACCAGCGGCTGGCGACTGGATCGTGCGAGCAGGCAACCTGGACAAGGAGATCCAGGGCTTCCTGGAGGGCGTGGAGGAGACGGGTACCTACCTGGGTATCTCGCGTACTGGCCGCCCCGGCTGGCAGGGTGTAATCGTTGACGCTACGGACGGCGGCAGTGTGGCCGTTCCGCTCGACCCCAACGACCTGCGTGACACCATCGACTTGATCGTTGAGACTAGTGGCCAGGAGCCACAGTTCATCGTCGGTAACTTCAAGCAGCGTCGTAACGTGTACAACCTGAGTGCCCCTCAGATCCGTTACGCGCCGAAGACTGCCGATCAGGGACTCGTGTCTAGTGGTCCTATGGACATGACGGTCACGTTCGACGGCATGCGCTTCATCACTGAGCGCTTCTTCCCGCCACAGCATCTGGGCTTCGTCAACACGAAGTTCTGGTACCACGCTATCGACAAGGACGTGGAGTGGATCCAGGGTAACAACGGAACCGTTCTGCACTTCCTGCTGACTAGCGATACGTACCGCGCTGTGATGAGGACGTACCGCAACCTCGCATGCCTGTATCCAGCGGCCAACGGCCTGCTGTACGGGCTAGAGGAGTAACCTGGGGCCTAAGGAGGTAAAACCATGGCTGCAACAAAGCGCAAGGGGCATGCCTCCCTAGTGAGCCCTGACGTAGTGTCTTGGCGTGACTTGGTGGTGACTACTACGGTCCTGACTACAACGGGCCGTAGTGTCCCCGTTCTGTACTGCCCGTACGATCTCCGCGTGAAGAGGGTAACCTTCGTGCAGGAGGCCGACGCGGCGGGTACGGCCATGACCGTCAAGGTACGCAACGAGACCCAGTCTACCGACATCACTAGCACCCTGGACATTGCTGCCCTGGGTGCGCTGGCGGGCGGAGTTGTGCCTGTTACGGCAGCCGGTGCGGCCCTGCGCTGCGCGGCTGGCGACGTGCTGTCTCTGGTGCATGCTGTAACGTCTGGTACGACAGCACCTGATGAGTGCCAGGTAGTCCTGGATATCGAGCGTCTCGACACATAGGGGGTAAGGCGTGAGTGCGATTAAACCTAAAGCGCACACCGTCCTTGTCCACCCACGAGTGGTCTCTTGGCGCGAGTACGCTCAAGCCATAGTAGACCTGGATGGAAGCACTACGCGGACGGTGGCCATATTCGCGGCCCCGTTCGCGGGTGCTATTTGCGATGCTGCCTACACCCAGGAGAAGGATGCGGACGGAGACAAGACCGTCAAACTGCGCAACCTGACGAAGGGAGTAGACATAACACAGGAACTGGATGTCGATGCGCTGGGCGCAAACGGCTCCTCAACCTTCACCATTATCAGGGCTGCGGCCGAGTTCGAGGAACTGGATGTAGTCGGCCTGGTCTATACGGTGAATACGGCCGGTACGGTAAATCCGGAGCAAATTAGCATCTCCATGGATCTTGAGAGGCTAGACAGTGAGTAGGAGGAAGCCCAAGGTCTTCGGCTCCCTTGTCAGCCTGGGAGATGTAGAGTGGCGTCAGCTACTACTACTGAGTTTTGAAAAGGATGCCAGCCTGGGCCAGGATGTCGCTATCTACCGTACAGTGGCTCCGATGCGGATCAAGCGCATGATCCTGACACGCGAGACAGCAGCAGGCGACTTCTTTTTCAGGGTGAAGGTGTGGCTGCCCTCCAGCGTGCAGTACTTCAGTAACTATATTGGTGCTGCCAGTGCGCCCGCTGCGAATGAGGCTCTTGATATGCCGCTCTCTGCTGCCAATAAGGCTCGCACGATCCCTGTTGGTAGCTGGATCGAGGCTGAGTGGGCTTTCGCCGCTGGCGGAGAGTGGAACCACTGCAGCCTCACACTGGAAGTAGAACGACTAGATACGGAGTAAGAAGATGCCGATCAACACTCCCATCGATAAGGGTATGGGATCCAACACCATTGCCAACGCTCTTGGAGCCAGGATGATGCAGGGCGCCAACCCCCAGGGGCTACCGGCCAATGATGGTTCCACGCCCGAGGGGCTATTGAAGATGCTGGCTAGCGGCCAGATCGGAGCTGAGCAGCTGATTCAGCTGCTGACCATGCTCAGCGGTCTTGGCCCTCAGGGCCTGCAGGCAGGGCCCCCAGCTCCGGGCCCGACAGAAGAGGAGATCGCTGGTCCCATTGGCCAGGCCATGATGGGCTAGGGAGGTTCCCATGCCTGATTGGCCACCAAAGGTCTACCCAGACCACTTCTATTGGAGCTGGGACACGGCGAAGCGCAGGATCAACGAGGAGATCGTTGGGCCTGCCCGTCGACTGCTGTCCCGAGGTTCTACCAGCCCGTCTATTCAGGAGGCACTGGCTAATCCCAGCCCGGCAGTCTCTACGGCAGTGGGCAATCAGCCCGGCTCCAACTACGAACTGTACCGCAGGCAGGCTCCAAGTGATATAGAGGCTATCGGAGGTATGGTCGGTCGGGAGGTTGTCCGACCTGCCAGTGATATCCTGGGCAAGCTGTGGCGCGGAGACCCCGTTCTCCCGAGGAGGGAGCCGGGAACCCAGCCCACTAGCGGGCAGATTATGTGGCATGCTCTCAAGACACGTCCGGTGCAGATGGGATCCAAATTGATGGTGGCTGGCACACCCTTTAGGAACACGGTCATTCCTATCCCTCTAGGCGGAGGGGTGGTTAGTCGCAAGACGCCTATCCAGCGTGTCATGACTGAAATGGACATTGCTGAAGAGAACATGACGGCTAGGGAGAAGGAAGCGGAGTTGCTCAGGCAGTTCCGCGCGCGGCAGGAGAGGATGTAATGTCCAACGGCAAGCCACAGGATCCGATCAGGGCTGCCATGGAGGTCCCTATCGCAACCCTCCGTGAGATGAAGCATAAGCCCAAGCCCGAACTGGCGGATTCGCTGCGCGTCCCCTTCGTGCGCGATACACTGGAGATGCTGGTAGGGAAGCCCCAGGCCTACGTGATGCTACCTGATGACGTGGGCACAGTTGATCCTGAGACCGGCAATGCCTATCAGATCTACGGTCGTTACTACTATCCTCAGAACCCGGAGGGGCTGCAGGACATTATTGCGATTTCTTCCAGCACGATCCCCCCTGAGGGCCGGTTCTCGTTCCGTAACACTATCGCCCACGAGTTCGGCCACAAGTTTCTGGGCGACAGTGAGGACATGGCAGAAGAGTTCAGTCACATCATGAACGCGCTGAGTGCTACGCAGGACTTCACGCCGAAGCAGGCGCAGGGTATCTACAGGGCGCTACGGAAGCGTGGTAGCACCAGCCGCCATATTCTGGACGCAGTGCTGGCCAATGACTTCTACGCAGAACACCCGATGAGGAAGGGGAACAAGTAATGAACGAACTGCTGATTGTAGCTATAGCTGCGATGATCTTTGTTGGGCTGCTGTACTGGTACGTACGTACGCACCCTCTCTATACTGAAGACGATTGCCCCGACATCTCTTTCCCTGACGATGTCTGGGAGGACGTGCCGGAGGAGCCGGAAGAGGTAGAGCCTGAGAAGGAGCGCGGGAAGTCGGAGCCCAAGGGTAAGGCCCTGGGCCACGAGAAGATGCCTCCAGGCCAGGAGAAGAAGGAGGATGAGGATATGCCCATCAGGAAGGTAAAGGGTGGCTACAAGTGGGGTGGCCATGGCAAGGTCTATAAGTCCCGGAAGGGCGCGGAGAAGCAGGCGGCAGCTGCTCATGCCTCCGGCTATAAGAGCGATGGAAGCAAGAGTCACAGTCGGAAGGGCAAGGCCAAGGCACCCAAGAAGAAGGGCAAGTAGCGATGAAGACTATCTTGATGGCGGTAGTCACGGTCCTCCTCCTGCTAGGCTGGGTAGCTTTCAGGGTGATCCAGTGGATCAAGAGGACTAAGGACTAGGGCGATGCCCAACGGCAAGAAGAAGGAAGAGGATCCTATCAAGGAGGCGCTGAGGAATGCGGCTCCAGCTGATGTAGCGGTAGCTTACCTGCCGGTGCAGCGGGAGAGGACTATCCTTCAGCCGTTCACTCCAGAGCGCCGGGCTTCCATTCGTTCTCTGTCTGAGGCAGAGGCTGCTAAGCTCGGACTCGGCCAGAGGAATCTGGCGGAGGTGGTCTATGGGCTGAAGCCGGGGCAGGCACCGCCCCACCCAATTGTTGAGGCCCTTGCTAGCATAGACCCAATCGAGTTTGTAGATGCTCCTGTAGCAGCCGGGGTTGCCGCGTTCCGCCGAGGAAGGAAGGTCAAGAGCCTGGTCAAGGAGTATGCTGACGATGTTTCTAATCAGATCGCATCAGCTCGTCATGTTAGAAACGCCGGTTACTCTCCTACGCCCCAGCAGGTTGAGAATCCTATCCGTCTGGCCATCCTTCAGCAGGCGCGTAGGGAGGCTGAGCCACTGATTCGGCGTCAGTACAGGCGCGAGAACAGGGGTGAGTACCTAAGGCGTCTGTTCCTTAGGAAAGATAGGCCTGCTGACTACAGCGGTTGGAGGGATCCTGTAGTTCCGTGGGATTACATGGATCGGAAGCAGGAAGAGATAGCCAGGGCGCTTACAGAAGCAATGGATGCAGGTGACCCTCGCGTCTTGGGCAGGTACCTTGAAGGATCACAGCATATAGAGGACTTTCCTGCTTACTACGATAGATGGGCTAAGGATCTAGATCTTGATGCGTGGCGGTCTGCGGAGAGGCAGAAGATTATTAAGCAGGCCCTTGGCGCACAGACGCCACACGGCACGCCGAATAGAGCAGACCTCAGGTGGGCTACGGAGACAGCGGATGAGTTGCTGGTTCCTCTAGAGCGCCTGAGCATAATACGGGGGAAGAGCTACCGTAAGGTTGGGGGAGCTGCGTTTGCCAACATGGTACCCGACCTTATGACTGAGGACGAGGTGTATAAGATAAAAAGGGCCTTGACAGCTCGTGTGCAGGGTCAGGGCAGGAACGGGCCTGTAAATCCGGAGATGCCCTGGGATCAGTTCATTAAGAAGGTAGGCAGCAGTCAGCTAGATAAGCTGGCACGAGCAGCAGCTATGGTACGACTAGGAGGATAGAATGCGGATCACATTCGGACACGACGGGTGCAGGAGGGAGATCCCACCCGCGTTCAAGCACAGGTTGGAAGAGTTTAACAGGCACAGGCGCCACCCCGTCTACCTGATCTGGAATCCCAGGGCCAAAACTATAGTCCCCCACGCGTGGGTCAAGGCTACAGGCCAGTTCCAGAGGGGCGAGTACGAGGGCCGCTGGGAGGTATGGGTAGGGCATGACGAATCCCGGCATCCTGGCCGCACTCGCATACGCGATAAGGACAGGCGTCTGCTCCCTGGGGGTATAGAGGCCATCAAACTGATGGACTACGAGTGGTCTGATGGCTCCTATGCCGACCCCTTTAATGAGAACTTCCTGCGCGTCATGCACCTGGCCGACAGCTGGACATCCGAGTCCAGGCACTCCGGCCCGCAGGCACAGCTCAACGACCTCATGCTGTATGAGGCCATGCAAGATGATGCCTTGAAGAAGGATATGCTGGCCATTGCTTCAGGCACCATGGAGTATTATCGTCGGTATGACAACCCGGTAGTCGGACCAGGATCTAAGGGAGATTGGCGCTGGCGGCTACCCCACAGGTAAGGAGAGAGCATCATGGTTAAGTACGCCATCAAGCGGGACAAGGACGGCAGGCGTATAGGGATAGGCGCGGCAGACAAACCGATGGGCAAGCCTGTAGAGGTGAAGAAGCCCAACGGTCCCACGCTTCCCGGCGCCCAGCAGGTAGTGTTTCAGTGTGTTGCGTGCGAGGTCGATGGTAAGAACACGGCACCCCGGTTCAAGCTGAAGGCTATCCTCGCCAACCACTTCAAGAAGGTCCACCAGAGTCTCTATCTGGATAGGGACACCTGGAAGAACTACGTACGGGAGATCGTACTAGAGGACTAAGTCATGGCAATCACAGCTTCGGACGTTCTAGACACCGCTAAGCTCCTGGCTCATCCCTATGCCCAGGGGCCCTACCCGGTCGCCACTATGCAGCTGGTGAGTCAGCTCTCCAGCCTGGACCGGGAGATCGCAATGGACATAGCGAAGGTAGCCCCTGAGTTGCTGGCACAGAACGCCAGCGCCGACATCACGATAGTCAAGAGCAGCAATGCGGCTGGCTATTCCCTAGAGAGTGGGGCCATGCGCTACTTCGACTTCACTTACGTGGCGGATGACAGCGAGTACCATAGGAACATTAGAATGGTTCCGTTGGGCCAGTTTGATCAGGCCCCCGGTCACCCGGCCGCCACGGTGCAAGGCGACAAGTTCTATCCGTGCGATCCATTGAATAGGCGATGGAGCGGGCAGGACGACCGAACCTTCTTCAACGGGGACGGGGAGGTCGTGCGCTATCGCTTTGTCGCTGTTCCGGCGGCACTTACTGGCCCCACATCCAGTCTGACGAGCCCCGACTTCGCCCGTCCTTACTTCGAGCAGGCGCTGGTGGTGACGCTGTTGATGCTGAACAGCGCTCCGGCACCGATGCTCCAGACGGCTATGCTGCGTGAGCAGATTCTGCGCAGGCAGCTGGGCCTGAACATCTACAACTACGCCCAGAAGAACTCCTCTTGGGGACAGTCTGGTGAGATGGATTACTGGAGGTATTACTAATGGCTACCACGCAGGATATCATTGACCGCGCTATGGCTCGTAGTGAGCAGAATGAGAGCGGTCTGATCTCCACTGCCGACATGGTGGACATCGTTAGTGATGCCCAGAAGACAGTGTACATGCTGGCGGCTCAGGAGGCTCCCAACTTCTTCGGCCAGGACGGCAGCACTTCCGTGCGCAGCACCTACACGGCCGACTGGGATATCAGTAACCTGAGGGCGGGCGTGATCACGCGTGTGGAGATCAAGACCATTACGGGGGCTGTTACCGGCCTAGCCGCAGGTGACAAGATCAACCTGATTGACTTGCGGTTCCCCGAGCTGGAGGTTGCTCCTCGCGCGCATATCCGCAACCAGAAGATCAAGGGGTACGGTACGGACCTGGGAGCCGCAGACGCGAACATGGTCACACAGTTGACTATCTACTATAGCTACGTTCCGGGCAGCCTGACAGATGAGAACTCCATCATTTCCCTGCCCGAGCGGTGGATCGAGATGCTCGTTCTGCCTCTGGCCAGGAAGCTTGCTGTAGCTGACGGCGGCCGACAGCCTGAGGTCCAGGCTTACGAGGCTGAAATGGCCACGGAGACAGCCAGGTTCATCGCAGCCATCAGCACTTACGATTACACGGCCGTACGCCCGGCTACAGCGCGCAGCCCGCTCCAGATACTGGGCATTCCGAAGCCGGAGGGTGAGTAATGGTAAACCCTGTCTGGCAGAGCTTCCCGGTGGCTATCGCGCCTGGAGGCCTATCGCAGTCGAGGGCTATCCCCGAGCCTGGGGATATGATCGACCTGCACAACTTCGTCAACTTTAGGGGCCGCTGGGGTCTGAGGCCCGGAGCTGAGGACGAGGGCATCACGCTCACAACTAACGGTTCCACGGCAGTGGACCAGGTTCTGGACATCATAGACTTCAACGGAGAGTTCTGGATCGCTACCTTCGAAACCAGCGCTGGGACTCAGCTCCAGCGGTACACCAAGGCGGGCGTGCTCAGGGAGCGCGTGACGGTCTGGTCCGATAGTGCGGCTCCTCTCATCCAGATGGAGGTGATGGCGGCCAGTGATGGTACAGAGGTGGATACCAGCGAGCAGAGGCTCTATGTCACGGACTACCTGCAGAGTCAGAACCATTGGAGCCGGTATGTGGTACCCGATCAGACAGACCCGTACGCCAGCACGATCACAGACCTACTCCTGGATCTGGATCTGGACAACGCAAGTCAGGCCCAGGAGCGGTGCTTCTTCCGTACGTTCAAGCAGTATCAGTACCACATGTGGGGGACTGGCTTCCACTATAGGAAGGCTACGGCGGGGGACATCATCCTCAGGGGTGAGATGCTTAGGTTCTCCCAGCCCGGTCTCCTGCCTGGTGTGGACGAGGACGAAGGCGATTACAGCCTCACACAGGACTGGTGGAAGACTGATTGGCGAGGTGTAGGCGCCAGGTACGACGACGTGATAGCTCTCAGCCAGAGCGCTGGAGGCATGGTCGTCGGCAAGAAGCGCGAGCTGTATGTCATATCTGGCTTCGACAGGGACAGCTGGGCTCTGGAGCAGCTCTCTCGCAAGGTGGGCATCATCGGTCCTAACGCGGCCGACTACACGGACGAGGGACTGTGCTTCTTCTGGTCCGAGAAGGGACCTTTGATGACGGATGCTCAGAGGGTCGTGGACCTGGGAGAGGACATCCGGGAGTACGTCAACCTGACCAGCACTGATGAAGCCTACAGTGTGCAATACAGTCCGGATGATGGCCTGGTGTACTTCATAACGAGCGTGGCTGGCTCTACCGGCCCGGATCGCTTCTTCACTTTCGATGTGCAGCGTCAGAAGTGGGCCAGGGGCGAGTGGTGGCTGGGTTCCAGCACGCGTGTATTGGTGAACGTAATCAGAAGTGTGGGTGTGGATACGCTGCCCGGTCCCGCTAGCGCGCCAAGCAGCTTGGCTGTGCAGTCCAAGACCTACAACAGCGTGTTCCTGGAGTGGACGAACGGTGACACGGCCATCGGCACGACCACAGAGATCTGGGGCAAGCTGAACAGCGCTACCAGCGGTAACTGTGGTACGGTGCCTACAGGCTGGGCTATGATCGATAGCGTGGTCGCGGGTGTGGACGAGTACAATGCTACGGGTCTCAACAGCCGTAACTATCACTGCTTTGCCGTGCGCCACCTGCGTAACGGTCAGTACAGCAGCTGGTCCAACCAGCTCAGTGACACGCAGACGGATCTGGCTCCGCCTAACTCTCTGGCCTGCGAGGCCAAGAGTGATGGCATCACGCTCAACTGGGTCAATGTAGAGAGTACGGGCAACGTGCAGATCCAGAGGCGGGCTCTACCTAGTGGCAGCTTTGGTGACCTGGACAACCCCGCTAATGGTGGTGCGGGAGCCCAGCAGTACAATGATACGACCTGCACATGCAGCACCGAGTATGAGTATAGGGTCAGGGCTGAGGAGGCCAGCTGGGATGACAGCGACTGGTCCAATACGGACAGCAAGGAGTGCTGCCTAAGCCCGATCAGCATCAGTCTGTGCGAGCACGATCTGACTGCTCTCACAGCCTACTGCCCAGATCCGAATAACGTGCAGATCGACTTTACGATCAGCGGTGCGCAGCCAGGCGATACATACAAGGTGTGGCGCTCGCTAGAGGCAAGTTCTGGGAGTCCGAGCTACGATGACCAGCGTGACTATGGTTCCGCCTCGAACGGCAGCAACACTGTCTATGATACGTTCGGTGCTATCACAGGCAGCGACACCCGCTACCTCCAGTACAAGATCGAGGTCTATGATGGAGGGGTCACGCTGGTAGACAGCTGCGAGACTACGGAAGAGACCATAAGTATCGACAGTACGGCCAACTGCCCGGAGTAAGCTATGCCGAACCCACTGTACATCTGCCCATCGAACACGAACAAGATCTTCCGTGTGGGAAGGATCGGGTTCGATACGGCTACCCAGGACCCCAACTCCACCGACTTCACCGGAGAGCTGACGACGGAGAGGCAGAGCCCCGCTGGTGAGACGGGAGAGGTCCTGTACAGGGGAGCCGTACTGCGTGTTCTGCTAAGTGGAAGCTATACCTTCGTGGTACGCTTCTACGTGGACGGGGTGCAGACCGTGGACGGCGAGGGGGACGACCAGAGCATTTCCTTCACAGGCTCGGGGAAGCCCCTGGGCGAGTACCTCTTCGAGTGCGCTTTTCGGGCTAAGGGAACCTACGTCCAGCTGGAGATAGAGTTGACGGCCAGCGACGTGGATGGGGTATTCCTCCCCGAGAGTGCTCAGGTCTTCTACATGCCGCTGAGTACCGCTAAGAGGACACCCACAGTTGAGGTGGCCTAATGGGTACCTCCAGGTTTCCTGTATGGCCTAGGGGCATAGCCCACCCGCAGCTCCAGCGCTTCTTCGAGACCCTGCGCAAGAGGGTCTTCGAGCTGGAAGAGACTGTGCTGGCGGGCGGGGTCCCCTGGACTAGCCTCACGAACAACTATCTTCCTAAGTATGATAGTGGTGGGGATGAGCTGGTTGATTCCGTAGCCTATGAGGATACTGGTTGGATCACTACCCAGCAGATGCGGGTTGGCGGGGCAGTCCCTCGACTGGAGATATACGACTCCGACTACAGTTTTTCTGATGCCAGGCGCTGGCGCTTCTACCAGAGCGGAGCGCAGCTGCGCTGGGCGGCTGTCACCGAGGACCAGGCTACAGTCAGGGACTTCATGTCCATTGTCAGGCTGAGCGGCGATTACAGCTACCCCACACAGATCAAGTGGTACCCGACCAACTTCGCGTCCAGGACTGTACAGTTTACTATCGGTTCCACCGGCCACCAGACTAGTGCCTTGCTGGAGGTTAACACTAACGGCAATAATGCTGGATTCGCCGTCTATAACAGCCATATCTACCTGCACAATGCTGGGTCCCCAACTGCTGCTAACATAATCCAGTGGGGTACGAGCACGGTCTTCGGCAAGATCGTTGGCAACTACCTGTCTGGTAACGGCCGTATGGAGTACTTCTCCGGAGACCACACTCACTTTGTGCTGGATAGCCGCAGCCTAGTCGCAGATGCTGAGTTCGTCATCCGCATGCACAATACATCCGGGTCTTACTATCTCTCTTTCACGGAGGGTGCAGGCCTGGGCTGGGACAAGGACGGGGCCAGCTGGACCAACACAATCGGTAGTTCGGATGATATTCTGTCCCTACCCCTGGCTAACAACACGAGCCTGACGTGGCGCAACGCAGGAGATACTGCGGACATCAACGTCCTCAAGGTCGACGCCAGCGACGATACAGTCCTGATGGCTGACACCAGCGACCAGATCCTGTTCTATAGCGGCGCTACCCTGGCTATGACGATCAGTGGTACGGGCACGATCCAGATAGAGAACACCCTGACAATGAACACGGCCGATATCTACATGTCTACCGGCTATGCTGTCAGGGACAGTTCGGATGCCGATCATGCCTACCTGCCAAGGCCAGCGGCCGATCAGGCACTCCTGCGCAGCGCGGGCAACGTCATCATCCAGCTGGATTCGGATGCCACCTCTAGTGGCAACTACTTCCAGATCAGGCACGACGCCAGCACCTACAGCGGTGGAAGCCTGCTGTGGCAGATAGACGAGACCGGGGCCATCTCGCAGTACGGTGCCCTGACGATCACCGGGAACCAGGCCAGCGAGTTCGTCGCTCTGAAGCTGGATAACCTGGACAATACGGCAGCAGGGTTCACAAAGCTGCTCATTGAGACTACGCATGCAGACGCCGATCCTGTCATTACGTTCGCGGCGGCCGGTACGACGGCTAACACATGGACTATAGGTACGGACGGCAGTACTTCCACAGACAACTTTGTCATCGCTGTGGGCCAGAATCTCAGCAGCATACCGGCACTCTGGATCAAGCGCACTGCTGTTGCAGGAGACGTATTCATTGCTGGTGACATGAATATTGCCTCCGACAATTATGTCAACTTCACGCCTGCGGACAGCAATACCAGCATTCGCAGGACTACTACAGGCTACTTTACGGATGCTACGCTGGAGTTCAACTCCTACGGTACGGCGAACGTGGGAGGCTTTGCCTTCCATCGTAGGGGGCCTGGTTCCGAGGCGCTGCTCACTATCGACTGCGATAGCAATAATCTGGGAGAGACCATCGTCCACTACACACTGGTGGTGGGCACAGATCCGGGAGGCACGAAGACTGTCAGGGTGGCAGCGGACATGCTGGTCGGCACAGACCTGGAGATAGATGGTAGTCTAGATCACGACGGCTCTACAGTAGGCTTCTATGGTACTACCCCGGTGGCTCAGAGTTCCGCTTACACGGTCTCCAATGGCTCTACAGATAGGGCCCTAGACGTGACGGGCGATTCTCTGGCCCAGGTGGCGGCTGTTCTGGGCACACTGATCGGTGATCTGCAGGCACTGGGCCTAATTGGCTAGAATTGACCTGTGAGAGGACTTTAAGCCTATGCCCTGTGACTGCCCTAAGCGCCTGCGTGAAACGCTCACACGGGCAGGATACGCCCTAAAGCGGGGTATCTGGAGCAACGGGAAGGACCGGATTCCAGACACTGCCATCGATGAGCATCACAAGAGGATCATGGCGACCAGGCCTGGCTTGTATAAGGAGGCGGCCACGGTTATCATCAGAGACGTAATGGAGCATCTGTAATGGCTACACGCGACATCATACGGTTCATGGTCTACTTCGATGAGGCAGGCACTCTCTTGAAGGTAGAGGCCATAGGGGACATCACTACCAGTGATGGTTACAGGCTGCTGCGAGGCTACAAGCGGGATGCCAGCGTCCTGCCTGCGGGCTTCGTGCAGGACATGGAGACAGCACACGACCAGATCGTAGCATATCTGGACACGGACGAACCAGCATAGGGGGCACTATGAACATGGCACGAGCGAGGGATGCGTTCTCCGCCATCGAGACTCTGATGACGGAGAGGCTGCCCATGGAGGTGGCCTATAAGGTAAGGCAGATCTGGCGGGCGCTCAAGGTGGTGGCCGAGGACTATGCCACCCTGGTAGGTAAGAAGATGGAAGAATTTGCCGAGCGGGACGAAGAGGGAAATGTGGTCCGTCCCACTCCTGGGCAGATCAAGCTGGCTGACAGGGACGGCTTTCTCGCTGCTGTGGCAGCCTTCGACAACGAAGAGGCCGCCGTGCTGGACGGGCTACCAGTATTGACCAAGGAAGAGCTGAAGGGCATAAGTATGGAGGGCTGGGTTCTGGACGCATTGATAGAGGCGAAGCTTCTTGACATTGGGTCTTAGAGACCCCAATGTAATGCAGTAACCTAGCTAGGAGAAATAACATGGTAGGTCTGGCAGAGTTCTTCTTGAGGGGCCGACAGGGGACTGGCACGACCAATACAGGCGTTCCCTTCAGCTCTGATACCCTAAGGCAAAGGCGGCAGCAGCTTTACAGGCGCTGGGGTGAGGGCTACAGCCCCATGGTCCCAGGCAGCTTCCCTGATGATAGGATGTCCGGAGCCTCCCAGGCCCCTGGAGCCCGCTACCTGCGAACTCTGGGAGAGCAGTTCGTTCTCCCTCAGGTCCAGGCACAGGGACTTCAGAGTGGAGCCCTCAATCAGATGCTGTTCAGTTCCCTCCAGGGTGATCCTGGAGAGGCTGGCTTGAAGTACGCCCAGGAAGCCACTAAGGCATACGCAGAGGATATAGGCCGCCCTGGGGGCCCCATTGCCCAGGCTATTCAGCAGAGCTTGCGCGGTAGCGTGCAGTCCGGTTTTGGTCCTGGTGGAACTGGCAAGACCACGAGCGATGCCTTCGGCATTGCCCGAGAGGGTGCCAGGAGCGTGTCCAACTTCTTCACACAGCAGGCGTTGACCGCTCGGGGACAGGGTATTCAGCGTGAAGCTACATTGGGCGGCCTGGCTGGTGCCCAGGCTGATCGTTACCTGAGCCTGCTGGGTGGCCTGATGGGTATCAATATGAGCGCCGAGCAGCTGGGACTCCAGCGCTGGGCCATCAACAAGCAGACCTAATATGGCTGGCCCTGTCTATTCTGCGCTGGCGGCTGGCAATCCTCCCCCTGCGATGATCGCTGGGGCCCGTGGCTCTTCAGGGTCGCGGCTGCTCGCTACACGCAATCCGGATGCGGGCGAGAGTCGTCAGCGCAGTCTCATCTTTCAGGCTATGGGTGAGCCATCGAAGCAGCCCCGCATGCTGTTCACCAGCCAGCGGGTACGTGCCATACAGGAAATACGCAAGCGTGCGCAGCAAATACAGGAGCTAGCAAATGGCTAACTTCGTCCCTTACGTGGAGTTTCAGGCCCCGCGCATCCAGAAGCAGGGTGGTGGGCCGTTCTCTGATATTGGCCAGGCCCTAGGTACAGTGGGCGGGGCTGTTGTAGGCTCCGTAGTTCCAGGCGCTGGCACGGTCATCGGAGCGCAGGTTGGAGGCATGCTTGGCCGCACGGCTGGCGGAATGATAGGGGGCGAGGGCAGCTCTCCTGGAGCCAGCATGGCAGGTCCCATCTCCCAGGCTATGTTTACTAGGGAAGAGGATGAAGAGGAAGAGGAGGAGGGCGTGCCGCCCGCTCCTCAGCCCGGAGGTGCCGCGAGCATAGGTGGTGAAGAGGACATTGATGCTGCTATAGCGGCTGCTCTTGGCCTGGGTCCAGGCATGTATTTTGGTAGCGGTCAGGGCTATCAGTTCTAGGAGTAGACTATGCCACAGTTCATTCCGTTCGTCCAGTTCTCCGCTCCTGCGGTCTCCAGGCGTCCGGGCTTCGGAGAGAAGCTACTGGATACCCTCACAGGGGCTGTTGTCGGGGGCGCTGCCCAGATAGCGGCCACCAAGGTCGGGACTGACATTCGCTCCAAGGCCGAGAAGGAAAACCTGGCTTACAGGATAGCGGCGGAGCAGGAGGCAGAGCTGGCGACTAACTGGGCACCGCTGACCCAGGAGATTAAGGACTCGGCTGCGGCCCAGAATCTGAGGCTCAGCCCAAGGACTTTCCAGGGCCAGGAATATGTCAGTCGCGCGGATCTTGCCCAACTGGAGCAGCGGGAGTTTACACGCGAGTACGCCCAGGAAGAGGTGTCTGTTCCGGGCGCTGGAGTTAGCGGGCCCCGTGAGGAAATTGAGCTAGGCGTCAGGGCTGGCACACTCGGCCGTATGATACCTGCTTCCGAGACTGAGAGGCAGGCAGCTCTGGATCAGGCGAAGGCCGAGAACGAGGCCAGGAAGAGGCTAGGGCTTCCTACTGCCCACGCTGAGCTGATCAACGCTATCGAGACCAATCAGCCCCTGAGCATAGACGATCTCAATGCGGTGCAGCAGGCCGTGGTCTTCTCTTATGGAGCTGCTGCTTCGACAGCCCAGGAAATCCGTACTCGCTACCAGTTCAACTACAATGCTGAGCGTGAGCTGGCGGCTGACGTCATGACGATGATGATGGGTGCCGACCTCGTAAATCAGGAGGGCAATCTAAGGATTCCCATAGGTCCAGACATGGCCCGTATGTGGCTGATGGACACAGAAGAGAAGCAGCAGATGTACGCCCGAGGCTGGCGGGTGATGGAGAAGAAGGCACCTATAGACCTTGGAGAGTACATCAACAATGTGCTGACCAAGCCCGAAGGCGAGCCCCTCAAGCTATGGTACACCAAGATCTTGAAGGAGGCCGGGATCGCGGTCAACCCCGACGGCAGCGCTCTGTCTGATCCTGAGGTGAAGGCGGCCCTCGACTCCAACTCTGCCTACGCTACAATCTGGGTCGGTGGTATCACACTGACTGGTATGTACAGCCCATTGATGGGAGGGTGGAAGTCCCTGGCTGCTGCCTATGAGGCAGGTAAACTGCCTGACATAGTCTATGACATGCCCGCCATGATGGTCATCGCCGGTCAGGTCTACCGCAATTTCTACAACCAGGAGAGCCCGACCGATGCTGAGATCAGGGCGCTCATTGGCAACAGGGACAACATGGCCGACATGGGTGGTGACCCAGCCCTTGGCCCAGCTTCCCTGAGGCGTGACCCGACGACAGGTGACATTGTAGACCTGAGTGGAGAGGTAGTGGCCAAGGCCAACGAGCCTAGTGCCTTCAGGCTTTTCGCAGAGGCAGGCAACGTAGGCAACCCGAACAGGCAGGCTGCGGCTGTGGGCAAGCTGGGTACACAGTTCGGCTTCATTCCAACAGGCACGCCGGGAGTCACTCCTGAGCAGGCGGCCAAGGTCAGGGAGAGGCAGGCCTTCACACGCTACGAGGGTATGGAGGACCCGCACTACAGCTCTACTGTGAACTCGTTCCTGGACGCTATTACGAACAACCCAGGTGACACCATCAATATGTTTGGTGAGCTGACAACCTATACACAGAACCCGACGCTGCTCAGGGACTACCTGAAGGGCAGCCTCGGAAACCGTCCTGACATCGGGCCAGAAGACAGGCAGCGTATCGCCCGATCTCTGGATGCGCTAGACTTGAACAATCCAGAGGATGTGGCTGTACTGAGGAGTGCGGCCAACGATTTGCTGGATGCCTACACACAGGCACTGAGCATTTATAACGCGCGGGTAGAGTCTCCTAAGTAGACCTGCCCAGGAATCCAGGAGTAAAAAGATGTCCAACGGTGGCCCACCAAAGCCAAGTCGTGATGATCTGCTAGCCCTGACCTCCGGGGCCTTTCGTGCAGAGCAGCCAGGTAAGCGTTTCCAGAGGTATGGTGGCGGAGGGGTTCGTGACCTCCCGCTGATCGGTGAGTCCCTCCTTCTGTCCGAGATAGGTCCCAGGCAGGCTAATCTTCCTGCGGGCTACCAGATGGCTCAACTGTTCGGTGACATGATCAGTGGAGTCATGCGGATGGTAGGCCTGGACGATGAGGCCACGGCCTATGAGCAGTCCGTCGAGAGTCCTACGGGCCGTCCTGCGGGCGGTCGTGTGATCGACGTGACGGACCCAGGCGTAGAGCTTCCCGAAGACTTCAAGCTGACGGCTACTGAGCAGCGCATGCGTCTGATGCGCAGGTTCGGACGCGGTCTGCGTATTCTCGGTCCTATCGCTCAGGCGGCTGCTTCGGGCCAGGACCCGGTACAGTTTGCTAATGTCATGGCTCGTTCCGGCTTCGGTACTGGAGAGCTGCCTATGACCACAGCCGGTCTCCAGAAGTTCGGGCAGATGGCCCCAGCCAGGACAGAGGCAGAGCAGGTCATGGACTTCGCGGCCGAGATGGTTCCAGGCATTGCCGCCGGTATCCCCGAGTACATGGTCACTCGTCAGCTGGCACTTCAGGGCATCAGGCAGTTCGCCACTACCCCCAAGGGAGCCGAGCTGCTTCTCAGGGGCGCGGAATGGTGGGCGCGCAGGGTAGGCGCCAAGGCCGGTCCCCAGGTCATGGCTCAGGTTGCCGCTCGCAGGGCTGCTGCTGAGCAGATCATTCCCGAGTTCCTGGCTGACATGACGGCCGAGGTGTTCACAGGTATCATTGCCGGAGCCCACGAGGGTGCGCGTCTGGCTGAGCCCAAGGGCACCATTGAGATGAAGGACGTGGCCTACGGCGCTCTGTTCGGCGTGGCTGCGGGTATTACCCTGGGATCGGGCATCAACATCGGTGTGAATACGACCCGAGCTATCCGCGCGGCTAACAGTCTGACCTATCTCTTGAGGCAGGGCGTTTTCCCAGATGCCTACATGGCTCCAAAGGGTATAGACATTCGCCTCAGAAACCTGAGGGTAGGTGACAAGACGGCTGTCGGCTACAGGGCGGATGGTAGCATCGTCTGGCAGGGACCGAAGGGAAAGATTACCAAGGCTCCCACCCCTGACGAGGTAAGGACATGGGGCAGTGAGCTGGTCGAGCAGTTCCGCGCCAGCAAGGCCGAGGCCGAGTCGCTGGTCGGTAAGGGTAAACAGGCCAAGACAGCCACAACTCCTGAGCAGAAGGCGGCAGGCCAGCCCTCTACCTACAATGAGCGCGCGATGCAGGCCCATGAGGTAAACTACCGGGCCGACGCCGAGGTAGAGGCAAGGCTATGGGCCGGGCATCCAGAGGTCGTTGAGCAGCAGGCGGATGTTCTTGAGGCCTGGGCGATTGGCAACACGGCCACCGAGTCGCAGTCCCTCAAGGCGCTGGGTCATGCCCGCGCCCTCCGTAAGGCTTTGGGGCAGGATGTCCATCCTATCTCTGCCCTGGCTCCGGAAGAGGAGGAGGTTGCTCAGAAGTTCATCCGCACTATGAGTCCGGAAGACGCGCTGGAGCAGGCCAACCTTTACGAGGCCAAGGGCAAGACCAACGTCGCCGCTCGTATCAGGGAGCTGGCTGACAAGGGCATCCCTGACTCAGATGTGGGCAAGGACCTGGGTGATATCCTAAGGGATGCCTCTCACGCTAC